CTGACAACTGCGAATGCAACAAACTTAATATCAAGCAATGCGGCAATTACAGGTGGTTCAATTACCGGCATTACTGACCTTGCTATTCTTGACGGTGGCACTGGCGCATCAACTAAAGTAATAGCTTTTGACAATTTATCGCCTCTGACAACCAAAGGTGATTTGATTGGTTACGATGGTACGGACAATGTTCGCCTTGCTGTTGGAACTAACGGTCAAGTCTTAACTGCCAACTCGTCTGCGACAACTGGTTTGTCTTGGGCTGCGGCAGGGGGTGGCGGGTTTCCTTCTGGCACGTTGATGCTATTCCAGCAAACAACAGCCCCAACCGGATGGACAAAGCAAACGACGCATGACAACAAAGCATTACGGGTTGTGAGTGGTTCGGCAAGTTCTGGTGGTTCTGTTGCGTTTACCACAGCCTTCGCCTCTCAAGGGGTGAGTGGTACGGTTGGGAGTACAACACTAACTACGGCACAAATACCAAGCCATACGCATACCGTAACCACAGCCTCTGGTTGCGGTGGCAATATTAATGTACAAAGAGACACCGCGTCCTCCGACGCCCCAGCTATTACAACTAGTGCTACAGGTGGTGGCGGTTCGCACAACCATTCGTTTAGCGGAACAGCAATTAATCTTGCAGTTCAATATGTTGATTTAATTATTGCGAGTAAAGACTGATGGATACGCTAGATAAATACATAAAAATTTTTGAGAATTTTTTAAGCCATTCGGTATGTGACAAAATAATAGATGAGTATAAAGATGACGCTGATTGGAGATATGCTGAAGTTGGAGGCAGTCCAAATACAAACTCTTTGATTGATATGAGTATTAGACGTGTTCAGCAAATAGGAATATCAACTGCTGCTGTAATAGAAAAAAATAGAGTGGCTAGATCAGCATTAGATTCAGAGCTGTTCGCTGCGGCTGGTAAGGTGATAGTCAACTATAACAGTCTTATAGAGTGTCAACTTCAGACGGACTCTGGATATGATTTATTAAAATACGATGTTGGTTGTTTTTATAAGACGCACACTGATAACGCTCCGGGTGTAATTCGGACATTATCTTGCTCGTTTACGTTGAATGATGATTACGAAGGCGGGGAATGGGAATTTTTTAACGGGGCTATGAGAGTAAAGCCGCCAAAAGGAAGCGCAATAGTTTTTCCTTCAAACTTTTTATACCCTCATGCCATTACGCCAGTAACAAAAGGTACTAGGTTAGCCATAGTCACATGGTTTAGTTAATATGAAGCTTGAACCTAAAAACGGATGCCCGTTAGATTCATTCAAACCTTGTAGACAACTTGACTGCGCGTGGTTTATTCAAGTGCGTGGCACAAACCCAAATACAGGGAAAGAAGTCGATGAATGGGCGTGTTCAATGGCATGGTTGCCAATGTTGATGATAGAAAATAGCCAGCAACAACGACATACCGGTGCGGCTGTTGAATCGTTTAGAAATGAAATGGTAAAAGCTAACGAAGTAGGGCAACAAGTATTACTTGCTACCGCAGGCATTACTCCCGCACAACAAGTTCTTATAGGAGCCAAAAAATGAGGGTGACAATTATTGTTACTGACGATTCATCTGTAGCTGTAGACGGGGAAGGTTATGGTGGTCTTGACTTGTCTTTTATAGATCCAACTATCCATGCCATTCAGTGGTACGACACGCACGGTGAAGTTGAGTACAGAAACCCTGTAACCAAAAAAATGACAGCAAACCAAGAGATAACAGACTTTACGCCTTACCAGCAAGCTATAACAGTTTGGCAAGCAGAAAAAGATCGAGTAGCCGCAGAAAGAGCAGCGGCAGAAGCAATGGTTATAGGCGAACAACCTAATGTCATTGCTGAGTAAACCATTATCTGCCGGGCGGCTTGCTGGTGTTATCTATACGTTTGAAAAAGCAGGTGATGTATTACCGATGCACACACATACTAAAGGCGATGCACACATAACGATTGTGGCGCGTGGGAAGATCAGAGCGCACGGTAACGAGTGGGAAGCGGAATATGGTGCGGGCGCTGTAATTGATTTTCCTAGCAATCAGTCACATGAGTTTATTGCGTTGGAAGACAACAGTAGGGTTGTCAACATTACTAAATAGAGGCGACAATGGGTATTAACGCATTTACAAAACTTGGGAACACCGTTGTTTTCACGGCTGCTACGACTGCACCAACGCCTGTGCAATGCGCTTCGACGACGTTAGGTGGCAATCAATATCGGATCATCAATCCCGGCGCTGTGACCGTGTTTCTAGGCTATGGCACAACAGCGGCAGAAGCAAACACAAATGCTGCAATCGTAACTACGTCTGGTGCTTCATTGCCACTGCTTCCCGGCACTGACGAAATTTTGAGTTTCGTACCCAATGCTTACTTTACTGGGATAACGGCTTCCGGCACTACGGCAATTTATGTGACGCCCGGTGATGGCCTCTAAGCGTTATTGCATTGAAGGAATAACATCATGTTAAAAACCGTAGTCACTGTTGGCGGTGGTACGTCGGGCTTAACCTATAAAGGCACTTGGAATGCCAACGCCAACTTACCGGCGCTCAGTTCTGGAACAGGCACAAACGGTGACTACTATGTTGTTAATGTTGCTGGTAGCACAAATTTAGATGGCATTACTGATTGGCAGATTGGTGACTGGGCAATCTTCAATGGCACAGTTTGGCAAAAGATTGATCAGAGCAACACAGTAACGTCGGTAAATGGTCAGGTTGGCGCAGTTGTCTTAAATGCAGCTAATGTGGGTGCAGCGGCAAATACCGTTAATGTCCTTGCTGGCACTGGCTTAACAGGTGGTGGCGCACTAACCAGTAATGTCACTATTACGCTTGCTAATACCGCTGTAGCGGCTGGCAGCTATGGTACGGCAACCGATGTTTCGCAGATTACAGTAGATGCGCAAGGTCGCATTACTAGCGCAGCCAATGTCGCCATTGCTATTTCGACAGCCAATGTCAGTGGCCTTGGCACAATGGCAACACAGAATGCTAATGCCGTTGCGATTACGGGTGGGAATGCAACATTTTCTAATGTTACGGTAACATCCAACCTTAATGCTAACTTAGCAACCAGCAACACAGCGGCAATGCCTGATCCTAGTCTGCCGCTGGCACCAGAAGGTTACATAACGGTCTATGTCAACGGAAACGCCAAGAAAATTCCTTATTACGGAGTCTGACAGTGGAGCCTCAGTTCCTAATCAACATTCTTTTTGCAGCCGCAGGAGCCGCTTTTGGGTGGATACTGAACAGTATCTCGCGCTCAATCATCAGGATCGAGGACAGAATGGCAGAGATGCCAATGATGTATGTCAATCGGGATGATTACCGAGCAGACATTCAAGACATTAAGGGAATGCTTGGCAAAATCTTTGACCGCTTGGATCAAAAGGCCGATAGATGAGCCTGAACATGGATGCGCTGGCTACTCCGATCTTTGGGGAGCCGGACAGCCTCCGCGACTTCCTATTTGAAAACGGCATCCAACACCAAGTCTTTTGGGAAAGACTGACTGACGCTGGCTTTTATGTGCCGCGCTACCCCATCATTGATGCCGACCCGCAAGACCTTGACGATTGGCTGTTAATACATCAACAAGAACACCAAGCGTACTCCACTATTCTTAACCTGAATGACCCCTTTAATCTGCTAGACTTGGATTTCAACCAAGAAGATGACTTTTACGATTGGGTGAACAGTCATTTGTTAATTCATGAGCAGATAGCACGATCACTGGGGGTTACATGATTTCCGACGAAGACTTCTTGCGGCTGTTTAATACCGCAATGGCACTGGCTAAACCAATGGGAAAGCCAACGGTTAATGCCGATCAGATAGATTCTGGCTTTGAAACCATTGACGTTGATAGCCTAGATTTATTGATTATTGCTATGTATTTGTGTGATGCCTTTTCCGTGCCAGAGGAGATTGGCAAGGAAATGAGGCCAGCAAACTTGCGTGAAATGAAAGACTTTCTGGTGGCTAATGCGACCGTAGAAGGTTTTGATGTCAATTCAGCCATAGCGGTGATGCAATGAGCCTATTCCTAACCTACGGGCATACCGTATCCAACCCGCAAGCTACGCTGATGGAAGACATTTTGCACCCACAGCGTGTCCATTTCATACCGGAAAGCTACCAAGGCGCAAAACAAGGATTCAAATACCCACCGCATAATCTTGCCAACATGGTG